GCAGAGAAACATCCAGCAAAACTACAACAACCAGAACATCTGGCTTACACATCAGTGCACTTGTTCTAGCACAAGACGCTAAAATTAATGAATATGAGTTTGGAATTGCCGTATCAAAAAGAGTACTCGGTAATATAAGTATTGGCGTAATTGCCACTGAAAAAAGTCAAATTGGATTAACCGTCGGTTTAGAGTTCTAATGCCTAAATACACGTTCACCTGCTGCTCTTGCAGCAAATCATCGCAGCGCTATGTGTCTAAATCTACAGATAATGTGGTTTGCGACGAGTGTTTTGCTAGAGCAGACAGGCAGATGCCTTCTCTTGCAAGTGCTAAAACTACAGAAACAGTAGATAAGCTATTAAATCGTAAACATCTAGCTGATCATTCACTTGTGCTAAAAGAAAGAAAATTAGACTACTACTGGGAGATAGAGGTTCCTAAAATGGTAGATTCTGGCACTTATTCACTAGAAACTATGCTTGAGCAAGGCTGGGTTTTCTATAATGAAAAAGGTGAACTTACAACTAGAACTAGACCGCCGCAGAAATCTTAGTATAAATCCCCAATGAATACAAAAATATCAGCTTTTATTGTTGCACTAGCTATAAGTCTAACGTTACACATAGTACTAGTCTTATCTCGCTATAAGAATGTTCAGCCACCAAAACAGGAACAGAGGCAAGAAGGTAAAAGTTCAAAATCTGAAGATAGTGACGGCGGAGAAAAAGTTAAAATTTGGTTCAACAGAGGTCCTATTCCATGTGATTACTATGTGGGTATAGGCGTTCAGTTTATGGGATTAACTGGAATAGTTACTCATGTAGCATACGATGGACCTGCATGGAAAGCTGGACTAAGACCTGGAGATGAGTTTGTAACTCGCGTCTGGGATATGGATTTAAAATTTGGCGAAACTGTAGATTTAATTGTAAGAAGAAATGGTAAAACGCTAAAGCTTAAGGCAGTAGTTGACAGGATTTGCAGAGAATGAGATTATTAAAAGTAGAAATAGAAAATATATTATCTATTCAGAATGCCGAAATTTCTTTTGGCGAAACGGGACTAGTCCTAGTTGAAGGATACGACCATGATACAAGTCGCGCAAATGGAGCAGGAAAGTCTGCTATATTTAATGCTATTTCGTTTGCTTTATACGACAAAATTCCACGAAGAATTAGTAAGTCTGAAATATTGCGAAAAGGAGCAAAAGAAGGATATTGTTGTGTTACAGTGGGTGTTAATGATAGAAGCTTTAAGGTTAAAAGAGCTAGACCAGCAGCCGTAGAGTTTTATATAGATGATATAAAAGTAGACATGACTCAGGAAGAGTTTGAAATAAACATAAAACTTAACTACGAACAGTTCATCCTCACAATGTACAATCCACAAGATTCTGCTGAACGCTTTCTTACGCTTAACGATGCAGATAAAAAAAATTTCTTACTTAAGATAATGAATCTTAACAAATTTAACGATGCAAAAGAGACAGTTTCGTCAAAATTAAAAGAACTAGAGCAAAATAAGAATATAATAAAATCTAAAATAGATAGTTATAATTCTAATTTAGATATATATAGTCAATCACTAGTTAGCATTGACTCAATAAATTCAAGCATACTTCAATTAGACAAAGATATACAGGCTTATGTTAAAGAGATTAAGCAATTAGAGCTAGTAAAAGAGCCAGACTTGTCTAAGTATGCGGAAACAGAAAATAAAATACAAGAAAAGTTATCAATTCTAGCTGCGGCAAATGCTACTAGAAATGAAGATATGAAGCGCTATAATCAACTGCAGACTTCACTTAGACCGTTTAATCCAAAGCAGCCAGACGCCATATGTCCAGCCTGTAGCGCAGAACTAAACATACAAGGCAAAACACTTGCTAAAGCTGATGATATTGAAGCACTTAAAGCACAATGGGAACTTCATCAAACTGAAATTAAGATACAGCTAGAAGAGATAAAATCAAATATAGATAAACATGATAGAACTCTTTCTAAGAAAGAAGAAATCCGCCTATTAGTAGAGAAGTTAAAGCTTAAAAAGCAAGAAGAATATAAAGATTATAGAGATGCACAAAATTCAATTGCAGAATATAAGAATTCTATAGCGTTGAAAAGGTTAGAAACATCAAATTTAAAGTCTCAGATTGAAAAAAATGAAGACATTAATGACAAGATAACAGATATAGTTAAAAAAGTATCTGCTCTCAATGTAAAACTAGAGGAATTGCACACCGAAGAACTAGTTCTTGGAGCAGTTGAGCACATCTTTGATTCTACAGGTGCACCTGCCTACATTATAGATTGTATAGTGGATCTTATAAATGAGATCATATCCTCAGATATTATTGATGTTTGGCCAAATGCAAGCTATTCAATTAAGACCTTTAAAGAAAATAAAGACAAAAGTCTCAAAGCAAAGATATCAGAAACATTTACTGTTGATGGATCAGAGCGATCTATAGGCTCACTTTCTGGTGGAGAATTTAGGGCCCTATCTTTAATAGTAGATTTTGCAATAATTCAAGTGCTTAGTTCTCATTATAGCATAGATGTAAATCCTGTAGTTCTAGATGAGCCTTTTGATGGCCTAGACCTTTTAGGTAGAGAGCTTATAATAGATATATTGGCGAAATTATCAGTAAATAGGCAAATATGGGTCATTGATCACGCATCAGAGTCAAAAAGTCTATTTAATCAAGTAATTAGAGTAGAGAAAAGAGGCGGAATTTCTAGTTTAAATAGTCAATAAGGCCCTATAATATGGTATAATTTCAGTAGTGTGGAGAATACCATGAGACTATCGCTAATAGAAAGAATAGAACTTTTAGAGAAGAACTTGCTTGATGACGAGCTGTCTCTGGAAAAATCTACAATTTCAATAGATTACGATGAAAAAATATCTAGATTAGACGAGACGCTGAATAAGTCAATGCTCAACAGTGGACTAGGTGGCGCAGGAAGCGTTAGAGTACGAGGCGCAGTTTTGCCAACTATAAACTATCTGCCTAAACCCGGCAACAACTCCTTTGCTTCTAAAATAAAAATACCGTCTATAAAGCCAAAATCTACTAAAAATCCACTTAAATCTGCTGAGCAGACAAAAAATAAAGATATTAAAGATATACGAATGAAAGAGGCGCAGCAACAATTAGTTGGAGTAGCTAAATCATTACCTAATCAGCAAGCAGATAAGTCTAGTAACTTAAGGCAAAATCTAGAGAAAGCTATTGAAGTTTTAGAGAAAAGATGCTGGGAGGGCTACGAGCCAACGCCTGGTAAAAAAGCATATGCAAAAGACTCTTGTCAACCAATAAAGAAAAAAGATTGTGATTGTTCTGATTGCGAATGTAATAGTGTAAAAAAAAGTAAAAAAGACAATATAGTAACCTCTAGTGACAACGGCATAGGGCAACCACTAAAACATAAGCCATTTTCATCGCCAGCTGTTGCTCAACAGATGCAAGTAACTCTTGGCAGAAATGAAGCTCAAAAGCAGTTTGGAAAGGACGCGGTTCCAGATCTTACTCCAAAGCAGCATGCTCAACGAAAAAAAATAATTAGAGAGATAAAATATAAAAAATCTACAAAAAAAAGTAAAACTAAAAACACTCCTAGGGTAAATAGTGAGGACTGACATGAGCGGGTCAGATGAAAGATATGTGACATTTGTTAGGTTAGTCTGTGTACTTATGATATTAAATGAGATGCAGCGAAAAACTATAACTATGGACTACGATAAGTTAAGTTTTAAGAACATATTTAACTAGTATAATAACTAGATGAATGTGCTAATAGTAGATCCAGCTAATTCAACTGGCTATTGTATATATAACTACGATGAATCTAGCAACTCTGCGAAAATTATAAGTTGGGGATTTATAGACATAGATCAACATACTTATGCTGGTGATCAATACATAGATTTACTTACAAAAATAGAAGATCTTATAAAAAACAATAGCATATCTCATGTTGGTGTAGAGGATTATTTTTTTAGCTCAAGATCTTCTCAGGGGGCTAACTTAAACTGTGCGTATAGAGCAATGATACATCTTAAGTGCAGGCAATTAGGACTAGCGTACGATATCATAAATATATCACTTTGGAAAAATTTTATAAACCATAGGGTTAGACCGACAAAAGAGCAAAAAGATAAGTGGGGCAATGAGCCTGCTAAAAAGTTAATGACTCAAGAATCTCTCCACAAAAGATGGAACATCAGGTTTCCAAATCATTCTATCTCTTCAAATACTGGAAAGCCTATTAAATTTAGATATGATATAGTTGATGCCGTTGCCATGGCCATATTTCACGCCTCAATATACTCTAATGCAAAGACGATCGAGTATAGTACTCCTGTGAATGATATTAAATGGAATAAGATACCAAAAGGTACATACGAATACGGAGGTCAGGATGGCTAAGAAAAAGAATAGTTGGGATAAGGTTTTAACTGAATCATGGGTTGCTAATTCAAGAACTCTAACTGAAGAAGACGCAGAGAAGCAGATTGTAGGCATTGAATTTGAAATTAAGCAGATTCTACATGATAAAGAAGAAAATCAAGAATTAAAAGCTGCTAAAGAAATACTAAAAGATCTTAACGCTGGCTTTAGTTGTGCACTTAAATACGAAAAAGCAAAGATTGAGTTTCTGCTAGAACATATTGAGAATATTAGAGTAAAAACTAAAACAAAGGTGCAATAATGAATATATCACAAGAACAGCTTTACGTAGTAGTAAATCTTGTCGATCTTCACGCTAGAACCATGGATCCAGAGATTTCTATGAAACTAAAAAGCCTAATTAATAATGTTCTCAACGAAATAAATACACCAAACGAGGTTTCACATGAGCTTGAAAACTGATTATCTTGATGGTTCAAATGGCTTTACCCAGCAAATGGCAGATGTGTTTGCTCAAGGTGAAGCCTTTGTAGCTGCCAATTTAACTACATTAACTAATTCGCTTCAAACGGCTGCCTCTAAGGGGCAAAAAAAATTCTCAGTAACAATTGAGACTACGTTTGAGCCCGCAAATCTTAGACTTAATGGACTACATCTACAGACTTACTTAGCTGGTATTCGCGCTGCTCTTGCATCAGAAGACATATATGAGTACGAAGTTTCTCTATCTTTAAATACATCTCTTACTACTACTACAAGTATCGACTTTAGCTTCTCTTTTTAAAAAGACCGCTGCAATTCCTGCGATGTGTATAAATATCGCAGGAATATTCCTCAATCCCCTCATTATTTTTTGAGGCCTAAGGAGCTTATGAATTATCTATGGATCGACGTTGAGACTACAGGTCTTAATGAGAAAAAAAACGACATCATACAATTAGCCTGTATACCCATCATCAACAATGTACCCCAGAAACCATTTAATGAATTTTGCCAGCCACTAAATTGGGAAACTGTCGAGCAAGAAGCACTTAATATTCATGGTATCTCTAGAGACATGCTTAAGACATTTCAATCATCAGAAGATATGTTTTCTAAATTTATAGAGTACATATCTAGCTTTAATCTTAAGTTTACTATCGCCGGATTTAACGTATCTTTCGATAGACGTTTTTTGTCTTCATCTTTTTCTAAGCTGAATAAAAATCAAGAATTTTCTAAACTATTTTCAATAGACATACATTGCGTTTACAAGAGGGCATCGGACGTTAAACACAAAATTGCTTCTAAATCTCTTAAGCTAGAAGCTTTAGCCAATCTCTACAACATAGAGATAAACGCTCACGACGCGTTATCGGATATATCTGCCACTATTAAATTAGATAAGATAGTGTCTGGTCTAATGGATGAAGATACAACCGTCTATATACCTTCGCTAAATGCAAAAGATATAGTAATTCAATCAGCCTTTGATGAGATGGCACAGCTGCATGTTCATTCTCAATATAACATGATCGACGGAGTGCTTGTTCCAGAGGACTGGTATAAGTGGGCAGCAGAAAATAACATACCAGGCATTTCAATTGTAGATCAGGGCTCGGGAATATCATTATTTAATTCTATAAGAAACAAAGAAAAAACCGTAGCAGTGTCAGGTCTGGGAATAAACTTTACTTATGAACCTGATACACGAACTGAAAGTGTATATTCATTAAATGCTTGGGCTATATCTAATCAAGGCTATAAAAATCTAGTCCGCTTAGCGTCCCTAGGATTTGATAATGCTAGAGACGTAAACGGCATATCAACTCCGGTAGTATCACTAGATACTATTGTAGAGTATCGAGAGGGCTTAGTTTTTGGTGCTGCAGATCTTAGAGGCCCACTTGGTCACGCTATAGCTGCAGGCGACAAAGATCTTGCTGAAAAACGATACATAGATCTTAAAGATAAACTAGACATAACACTAGAACTAAATCCTATTGACATAACTAAAATTTATGATGGCAAGGTTGGCTTTAGAAGCATACCAAAAAATCCTCTTGTATTAGAGGGCAATTTAAGTAAAGCCTACAATCAATTTCTACTATATCTTTATAAGAAATATAAAGCCAGATGCATACCTGTAACTGGTGCATGCTTCATAGATCAAGAGGATAAGCTAGTTCAAGACTGTTTATCTAAGAACGCCCACAAGAATCAAGCATATTATTATGAGTCATATCACATAAAGAAAACAGAGCAAGTATATCGCGAGCTAAGTGTACATCTTGGAGATGAATTATCTGAAGATATATTCAGAGAATGGGTTGGTCACACACTTGATATAACACGTCTTGCTTCTGAGGTCAATATATCGCTAGACTACCACTTGCCTCAGATTGAGGTGCCTGATCATATTAAGGCTAAAACTGATGATTACAATATGCAGACATACTATGTAATGATGGAGCGCATAAACAAGCATGGTCGCTGGGTAAATGATCCTATATATATACAGCGCTTTAAGAAAGAATTAGATGTTATAATGCGAAATGAGGTAATGAATTTCATACCCTATTTCTTAGTGTACGAAGATGTTTCCCAATTTTCAAGAGATGTAGGTTTCTTGCAGTCTATAGGTCGCGGTTCTGCAGGTGGCTGTCTAATATCTTATTATCTGCAAATAATTCACGTGGATCCAGTTAAAAGTGATCTGCCTTTTGAGCGCTTTCTGTCTCATGCTCGTATTAGAGCCGGATCTTGGCCAGATATTGATATGGATATATCTCGTACAGCTAGACCACGTGTTATGAAATATCTTAAAGATAAATATGGTTTAGGTTTTGCTCAGATATCTACGTTCTCTACTATGAAAACTAAAAATGCTATCAAAGACGCTATGATGGCTATATACGGCCGAAATCGTAAAGACTTCGAGATAGAAGCTGTATGCAAGACAATCCCAGATTCGCCACAGGGTGTTGAGGAGAAGGATTTTCTATACGGATACACAGATAAAGAGGGCGATGAACATATTGGTCACTATGATGAAAACGAAATGCTTCGCAACTTCTTTAGCTCGTATCCGGACGTTAGGCAGCTGGTAGATAAATTACTTGGCGTAGTGCGAGGCTGGTCAAGACATGCTTCTGCATTTGCTATATCTACACTAAATCTGCAGGATGGCAGAGTTCCAACTATGCGCATGTATGATAACGGCATGGAAGACTACATAAATGTTACACAATACAACGCCAAGATGGTAGAGAAAAGCAATCTTGTAAAAGCAGATATTCTTGGTCTAAATACTATGGCCATGGTAACTGATTGTGTTAACATGCTAAAAGATAATATAAATTACCTAGAGACAGATAGTAATGGTGTTGCCCTAATATATAGATTGCCTGAATTAGAAGGTGTCTACGTTGATTTTTACAATAAGAAAACAGATTCATCTTTTCAATTTAACACTAATACCGTTAAAAATGCTGCACCGCAGTTCTTGCCTACTAAACGAGAGCATCTAAGCATTATGACAGCTCTTCTTAGACCAGGTGCAATGGATGCAATACTAGAGGATGGAGTTTCTGCTACTCAGTGGTACATGGATGTAAGGATGGGCAAGCGAGAGCCAACATACATACACTCGGATCTAAAACCTATATTAGAAGAAACCTATGGCATCATGGTATATCAAGAGCAGGTGATGAAGGTACTTGTAGACATATGCGGTTATACACTTGAAGAAACTGATCGCATACGTGATGCGATTTCTAAGAAAAAGCAAGATGTTATGATGGCAGCGTTTGACAGAATTAGATCAGCAACACACAAAAGAGGCTGGAATAAGCATCAGTCAGATACGCTATGTAGTACTATTCAGGCTTTTTCGCGCTATTCATTTAATAGATCTCACTCACATTGCTATGCAGAACTTGGCTATATCACCATGTATCTCAAGCACAACCATCCTCTAGAGTGGTGGACATCTGTATTAAACAATGAAGACAAAGAAGATAAAGTGCGCGGCTTTATTTCCCTTTTGGGTGACACTATTAAGCCACCGTCTATGAAAAATCCTTCTCAGCAATTTAAGGTTGAAGATAATTACATAGTTGCTCCAATGTCTGCAATCAAAGGCGTTGGTCCATCTGCAGTAAAAGAACTAGTTAGTAAAGGTCCGTTTATTGACTTAGAAGACTACGTCAAGCGTGTAGATCATAGCAAAGTAAATAAGGGAGTTGTTGAGGCTCTTATAAAAGCCAGAGCGGCAGATTCTCTTATGAATAAAGAATTACTGTCGTATGCAGATAAAAGACTTGATTTATTAAGTAGATATAACAATCTGCGTGGAGGCAAAGTGGCCTGGAAGCCAGAACTAAAAGACACTAATCCGCTTTCTATATATTTTATGGAAAAAGAATCTAACACTACATTTAATAAACACCTACTCTCTGATCCGGATGTTAGAAATTTCTTAAAGACAAAATGGCCAGCTCTTGTAGACACTGGCAAAAAAGGTGCGCCATTTATAATTCATGATAAAGATAATAATCCCATACCTATTATAAATAACATAAAGATAGCCGAAGGTCTTATATTGAAAGATCACAAGAAAGATATAGGTATGATTATGCTTTATGAAGGTTCACATATAAAAAAAGGCATTTCAAAGAAAAGCGGCAAAGAATACTGTATGCTTAATGTCGTGTTATCGGATGGCTACTCACATGTTGAGTGTATAGACTGGAATAAGACTAAGCCACTTCGCTATCCAGAAAATAGTGTAGTCTACATTAGAGGAACTCTAAAAGAAGGGTTCAAAGAATCTGTCAGTATAAATCTCAAAGAAATAGAAATAATAAAATAGGAGAAAACATGCATTATATTTTAGTTGGTGAGGCACCAGAAAATTTAAAATCAAATGAGATGGTTATTCACAAACCTACTTTTTTAGAAGAGGTTATTGCTACAAGACAAAAACGCGGAGTTGACAAGATTGCCTCTATTAGATCGATCAGAGATATGGTTGCTATTCTTGCTGCTAAGTATGACAACACTCTTAACCCTTTCAGGGTAAATCTTACAAAATATGATAACCTGCCATATTCTACAGATAAAGAGTTTGCTGATTTAATTATGCGAGTAATCGTAGAAAACAATCTTTCTTTTGTAGAAAAAGCCATTGAACAGCAAATTCAAACTCGTCGCACTGGAATAGATACTATCTACTATGTTAGCGATGATTTAAGCGGCACATCGACGCTTATAAGATTTGGATTTAACATGAAAGACGGCAAAAATTCTAAGAAAATTGCATCTAATAAAGATATCGTGGTATAATATATTCATGCCAACAATGGCAGTTAATAACTATGGCACTAGTGCTAGTAAGGAGAAATCATGTCAAATATCAAAATTAACCTAGACTCACTGAATCCAAAATCGTTCAAAAAAACTGTTAGACACAAAGTCCAAGATGGCGGAAACATCTTTAGATTCTTGCCTCCTTTTGGTAAAGAGTCCGATGGCTATCCTTATCGTAAATGGAATGTGGTATGGGGCCTTGTGGATCCTGCTTCTGGAAGAGCCAGACCATTCGCTTCGTCTTCTACGTATGAAGGCCGATGTCCAGTCTATGATTACCTTGAGTTGCTAAAGAATAAAGTTGTAGCCCTTAATGTACCAGGCTGTGATGAGACTAAAATTGAAGCGTTAAATAAGTTTATCTCTGATCTGCGACCTAAGACAGTCTATACATATAATGCAGCAGATAAAACTGGTCAAGTGGGAGTTCTTGAGCTTAAACCTACTGCTCACAAGAAGATTATCTCACTTATGGAAAAATACATCAAAGACTATAACCAAGATCCCACTTCTCTAAACGCAGAAGTTAATGATTCTGGTATATGGTTTAATATCACTAAGACTGGAAAAGGTTTTGATACCACCTATGATGCAGCTAAGAATCAGATGAAAGGCAAGAACGCGCATGGTGTTTTAGTTTATGAAGACGATCGTTCTCCGCTAGCTGAAAGCATTGTCCACAATTATGATTCTCTAGGCTATGATCTTAACAGTCTCTATCAGAAACTTACCTATGAAGAGCTTAAAGAAATTCTTATAGCTAATGTCGTTAACGCGGCTAAAGATATGCCAGAACTCCTAGTAGAAGGATTTGGTTTGGCAGAAGCTACCAGTAGCGCAACTCAAGCAAATACACCTAAACCTCAAGGTTCAGGTGTAAAACTAAATCTCGATAAGGCAGATGACGTCGACGATACAGATGATATTCTCGCAATGGCAGATGACCTCTTTAATTCTTAAGGAGGTTTTATGTCTAACGAGTTGCAGACTATAGATGTATCTAGACTAGCAGAATACACAAAGAAAATAGCAGATATCGCTACTCTAAATAAGATGATGGCTCCAAATTATCTGCGTGACTTTATTAATGCCATGGACGTTACAAGTTCTATGTTATCTAAGGCCGTAAAAGCAAATCTTGATGCTAAGACAGAACTTGACAAAGTCAGAGCCATAGCATACCTAGACAAATCAGAAGATTATTGTAAATCTAAAGGCATAAAGATGTCGAATGGTATACGTGAAGCGTTTGTAGATCTAGATGAAGATGTCATAAGAGCAAAAGATAAACTAGCAGCTACAGAGGCCATGGTTCTTTTTCTTAAGAATAAATATCAGGCATTTAGATGTGCTCACGACGATGTCAAGAAAATTTCATTCAATGAAGTGCAGGGAACTGCATTCGAAGGTTTTTAATAGGAGGATATATGAAGATTAAGTTTACAAGTACAAGTATTAATGACAAAGTACAGACGATCTACACTTCTCAATTTGAAGGCAGACAATTTCGCTACGGCGAAAAGTATCGTGTTTTCTTTGAGAATGGGGACTCTGCTCTAGCAGTGGTTAATCGCAAAGATGCTAGAAGTCTAGCCCTATCCAATGATAGTCTTCCGCATGGTCTTAAACTAGCAAAAGTAGGAAATCCCGTTACTCGTAGCATTAAATCTCTACGTAAAATTTCTTAAGGAGCTACAATGTCATCTGTTAATAAATGGATGAAGAGGCTTGAGGGCGACTTTGCCAAAGTTGCCTCCGGTATGGACAAGCCTTCTGATAAAGTTATTGAACTTGCTTCGCCCAGTTTTAACTGGGCTGTAGGCAATGGCGGTATTGCAGAAGGTAAAGCTGTGTGCTTCTTCGGTCCTGAATCATCAGGCAAATCATTACTTTCCCAGTTAGTATTGATTAAACTTCAGGAGAAGTATCCTGAATCGATCCAGATCCTAGTTGATGCTGAGTTCAGCTTCAATCCGATCTGGTTTCAAAAACTGGGTGGTGATCTCGACAGACTACTCGTTAAGCAGACCAATGACCCAGTCGAGATCTTTGACTGGATCGAGAAAGATGTTCTTGAAATGCTACAAGAAGGTGCTCCTATAAATGGACTAATGGTTGACTCTGTAAAGTCAATTAGGTATCCAGGAGATATCAAGGCTAAGACCACGGATGTATCTATGGGCGGATCTGGCGCAAAATATCTAGGCTCTGCTCTTAAAGGACTGCTTCCTATTATTCGCACTTACAGTATTACTACTCTACTTATTCAGCAGGTCTATGAAGAAATGGACGCCTACAAAAAGATGAATAATCCCTGGGTTATTCCAGATGGTCGTTCTCTTAAACACTTCTGTGACTATATGTTGCAGGTAGAACGAGTAGATACTAAGGCAGGACGTCTTGAAGAAGGCACAACAATCGCAGGCGGAGCAATGCAGGTTGGTCACAAAGTGCGAGTCAAAGGCAAGAAAAACAGAGTAGGGGCCCCCTACCGCGTTGCGGAATTTACCCTTCGCTACGATAGCGGAATAGTAAACACAGAAGAAGAGATTTACGAACTAGGTAAGTCTTTGGGTGTAATCTATCATCCGATTTCTGCTGAGACAGGTAAGGCCAATAACATGTCTTGGGCGTTTGCCAACTATCCAAATGTTAAAGGCGAAACGAATATGAAGTTCTTTGTTACCTCTAATAAGAAAATTCTAGACGAGGTGTACAAAGCATGCCTAGTTGCCGATGATAGCGCGCTAGAATCTAGAAATAAGCAGCTACAAACTGTAGATGTTAATCTTGCAGGGCTGGATGATTAGTATTGAAAAGATTGAAGAAAAGATTGCTAAAATTGCAGAAGCAGGGCTAGAATTGCCCTGCTTTGCTTACATAAGCATAAGATCTATGCAGTCTATGTTCACGATCTACTATCCATCTAGAAAAGAATCAGGCTTTAATTATTGTACTATGTACACTCAATTTGGCAAAATGACTGTTTTTGCTATGACAAGTTTATCAGATGACGACGTCGTACTTTCCAGCAACTATAATATTATATTGGATATACTATATAAGCTAGATTTAGAGAGATCAACATTATATTAAGAATACTACTGCTTGCCATATTAGCATTCACGTCTTTTACGCTTGGTAAAAATTATCAAAAATTTAAAACTATAAACCTAGTCGAAGACTGCGTAAACGCCACAATATCTAGACTAGGTAAAAGAGATATACAGGATTATTACGGACATGGCGCATTACCAAACACTCTACCTCATGCAGAAGCCTATGTGTCCCTAATATGGTCATCTTGTTTTTTTGATAAATATTTGGAGTAGCATGACTAAAATTCTATTCATCGGTGATCCACATCTTAGAATAAATGATTTTGAACAATCTATCGCGCTATTAAGATGGATTGAATCTGTTGCGATAGAATATAAACCAGACATAGTATGTAATCTTGGAGATACGTTTCATAATCATGCAGTTCTTAGATCTGAGATCATGAAAGAATTCAATGATCATATAGACACGATAACAGGATCCTGTCAGTATTGGTATGTTTTGGGCAATCACGATCAGTATAAGCCGAAAGACAGCAAATATCATGCGCTGCAATCATTTAGTAATCGTAATGGGCGCTTTATCGTGTTTGATCAGCCAAGAGTTGACTTAAACTCAATGAATATAACGATAGTACCTTATGTTCAGAACTTCGCAGATTTTCCGCTAAATACCAATAAAATCTGCATAACTCACAATACATTTATTGGAGCAGATTATGGATTTAGACGTGAAGACTGCGGTATCGACGCTGACAAAGTTTCTGCAGACATTATCATATCTGGACATATACATAAGCGGCAAATCTTTGGAAAAGTCGTGTACCCTGGAACACCAGTTGCGCATAACGCCACGGATGTGGATGAGGTTAAGGGGCTACTGCTTTTCGATATTAATACGCTAGAGCAGCAGTTCATCCCGTCTCCGTTTCCCGCATGGAAAAGTGTATCTTTTAAAATAGACGAGACATTTAATTTAGAAGATCTTTACCTAGGAGTAGAGTCGCTAGACACTGTAAACAGATGGCTATTGAAAATTACTGGTCCTAGGGCTGAACTTACTCAGTATCTTAAATCTAAAAAACACCTTAAATCTATAGAAGGCAAAAATACTGTTATAAAACTAGACTTAATAGATGCGGAGAAGCAAAATAGGATAAAGATACAGGCATCTTCGCCGTCATTAATAGTGTCAGAATATGTAGATAAGATATATAGCGGCAGTCTAGATAAGCAGTTAATAATTCGTAAGGCTCAAGAGATAATCAACAACTTACATTAATTTTGGTATAATCATAAGATGAGGAAGATATGGATTATGTAGATCATCATAAGTGGTTAGTTAATAATAACATATTAACCGATCATGTTAAAGATACTATCGCTATGGGTGGCTATTGTCTTTTAGAAGAAGTTAAAGACGTTAAGACATCTATTGACTTTAATGACAAGATAGTTACCTACAGCCTACTTATTCCAGATAAACTATATGAAAATATTGAATTACTGAATAGATTCAATAGTGGCGAAAATATAGGCCTGTTTGAATCATTTAGACTTAAGAAATTTATAAAAAATAAAAAAGAAAGCGACGAGATTGGTCTAGGCTATAATCTAGAAGAAATAGGTAATCGTTTTATTAAGAACTATCTTACAAAAGATTGGTCGGTTAAAATAAGTCTATTTAAAGATTCTGGTGATCAAGCTAAAGACTTCTGGAAAGACGGAGCAGAGTAATGGCATTAAAACGTGATTTTAATGACGATGAAAAAATAGGCTTAACTCAAAGAGAAATAGAGTTGGGAGAAAAGTATCTTCGTAAACATAAGACAGCTGGTGCCATTGATGATATAGAGGCGCTTAAACTATATGAGATGTTTCTTATAGGCAGCTCTTTCCACGAGATACAACAGCAGTTTCCTCAATATGAGGTAGGTCAAATAGTTTTAACTGCTGCACTTAAAAAATGGGGCCTAGACAGAGAAAAAATGCAGGGAACACTTAGAGATAGAGTGCGAGCTAAAGTCGTAAAATCAGTTATAGAACAAGTAGACTTTCTTACCTCGATGCTAAGTGTAGCTGGCGTAGAACACATGGACGATATGAGACGCTACATACTAGATGCTAATAATCCAAAGCCATCTCTTAGAATAAGTTCTATAAAAGAATACAAAGAGGTTGCAGAAACGCTTGGAAAAATAGTGCAAGGAGCAACGCCGAGTGCTAAATCCAACTCAATGTCTCCTATGTTTGATGCCCTTGCTCCGAATAATCCAAAAACCCTAGATAAAAAGAAAGATGACGACGATATAGATCTAGATTCACTGCTTAATAAGGGCGATGATCAGTGACTAAAAAAGATATAAATTTAGAGAAAATTCCGTTAAAAACTAGGAAAAAGCTTTTCTTTAATAAATGCAAGACTAAAGAAGAGTTGGCTAAATTTATACAAGTATTTTTTGGTCTATATTTACCCGACGTCACAGTATCGAGATATGCAGATACAAATCCACTAGATATCATATGGGAAGTTTACGATATATGTGTAAATAAGAATAATCCTCTGGAGATAGAGGAGCTGCTATATGTTGCTGGTCGAGGATCAGGTAAAACACTTGGAATGGCCATAGCAGAGCTTTTAGTAATGCTTCATGATGAGCGAGACGTTTGTCATGTTGGCGCTGTTATTGCACAGGCAAAACGATGCTATGAGTATCAAACTAATTTTATGTTAAGTAGCAAAATACGCCCTATATTAGAAGATAAGCATTTACCGCAAGAAGAACGAGTTTTGCAGAAACTTAACATGGAGAAATCTGCATTTTTACTTAGTGGAAAAACTGTTACACTAGAAGTTCTGCCCTGCACTCTTAAGGCATGTAACGGTCCTCACGTACCATTAGTAGTAACTGATGAGATCGACACCGTATCAGGTGAAGGTTTAAAGGCATTTAAAGAAATTAGCGGTATGCTAGATACTAAAGGTGAGAAGAAAGCACTAAGAGTAGGGATATCAACCAGAAAGTCTAGATATGGATTGATGAACAGAATGATGGAAGACGCGGATTCTGCTGGTCGACACGTTAGGCGCTGGACTGCTTGGGAGTTTACCGAACGATGCCCAGACGAAAGATCTGGTACAAAACCTACACCTTCATATCATATACAAGACAATATGGAGGTTGTAAGTGAAGACACCTTCAAGATAAAAGATCCTAAAAAACAGCGCGAATACACGATGCATGTTATGCCGGGCGAGAAATGCCTACAGTGTCCAGCCGCGGCTATATGTCTAGGTGATGCTAAAAAACAAAGTTCTAAGTCCTGGATGCTTAAGCCAGTGGGCGAACTTATAAAAAAAGTACGATCTGAAGGCACTGATTGGGCACTGGCTCAGCTTATGAATCTTAAGCCTTCAGTAGAAGGAATTATATATAAGGAATTTGATGAGAAGCTGCATGTCAAAGACTGGAATGGCATGTGGAAAACACTCACCGGTATAGAGTTTCCTGGTGAATGTACACATGATATATTCGTTAAAAAATGTCATTCAATGAATTTGCCCTGCTATGCAGGCGTTGACTGGGGATGGTCTAACCCAAATACAGTTGTATATTTTTTCATAGATAAAAAAGACAATGTATATGTCGTTAGATCTGACGGCATGACTTTTGTGTCTCAGCCTGAATGGATCCATTACATAAAGACTAAATATAACTTTATGTACAGATGTCAGCTATATTTCCCAGATGTCGCAGATCAAGGCGCAGTAACAGAGATGAAGAAAGCTGGACTACCGGTTTCTTCAGAAAATGATAAATCAATAAATACTGGAATACAGGTAATAAAGAGACTTCTACGTGTACCTGGCTCTAATGATACAAAAATTCACGTAGCAAAAGAAACTAACGAGCCACTAATAAATGAGTTTTTAACCTATCACTTTAAAACTTCAGCAGATGGTTCTATAACTGAAATGCCAGACACAGAGTATGATCATTGGCTAGATGCTCTTCGATATCCATTGACTATGCTACTAGGTAAAGGCACTCTAGTGATGGGGCACATGATAGAGACTGATAGGGGTAGCACAGTAGACTCTCAGGGTTCTTATTTTAAAACACCTTCAGCTGAAGAATTTTGTGCAGTAAATAACTTAAGACTAAATACAGAAGAGCCAGACCCTACTAAATTAGGCAAAATAGGTCGCCTAAATGACATGGAAGATGATGACGGGACTGGATCAAGTGGTGGATTTTTATGGGGTTTTTGACTGTCAGAGCCCATTCCAAAGTATAATATATCAATAAACGGAGTACTATATGGCCTTTTGGGATAATTGGATACGAGATGGCGTTCGCAGAGAAATTGAACTGTTAAATAAAGGCGACGCAGACCAAGTACCAGAAAAACGCGATGAAGTTTCAGACGATGATAATCCAGAGATAGGCCGTAAAGCAATAGTTGCTGATCCATTTTTTACCCAACAAAGTCAGCAAACTATCTTTAGATATAGACTTTCAAGATTGTCCAATAAGACACTAAAAGATGTCTCTATGAGAGACTGGCTAGTATCCACTATTGTGCAGAATAGGGTAGATACTCTATCTAGATTTGCTAGGCCTCAAACAAGAAAATTTGATCTTGGTTACCGCATAGTTAAACGAGATCATGCCGAAGAATATTCATCAGATGAAAAAAAAGAAATAAGCAACTTAGAAGATTTTATCTATAATTGCGGCAGAATATCAAATACGCCGGACGATGACAGATTGCTATTTAATGATTTCATAAAGATGATCGTTAGAGATGCTCTTACATTTGGAAATGTAACCGTTGAGAAAATAAGAACACGTAGAGGTGCACTACACAGGTTCAGACCAGTTCCTGCAGAAAGCATTTATCACATAAATACAAATGCACCAAGAGCACAAGTCGAAGATCATATAAAGGCTGTTAAGAATACGTTTAAATCGCAGTCAGATAATGACCCTAAAAAAAATTATGTGGTAAACGAGCTGCCTCTAGACTACTATAAATATATACAAGTATCTTATGATAACAGACCCCTTGCAGTATTTGGAGATGAAGATCTAATATTTAAACTCTATAGCCCACAGAATTTTGCAGACGGCAATGGCTACTGCTATTCTCCAACAGAGATGGCCATAATAAATATAACTAACCATATGAATACGGAGCACTATAACTCCAACTTCTTTACTCATGGTCAAGCAGCAAAAGGAATACTACATCTAAAAGGAACAGTCACGCAAGCACAGATGACTGCATTTCGTAGGCAATTCTATAGTCTTATAAACGGCGCACAAAATGCATGGCGAACTCCTATAGTCTCTGGCCTAGAAGACGTACAGTGGGTTCCCATGGCTGGTGGCTCAAAAGAGATGGAGTACTTAAACTACAATACACATCTTATGCGTGCCGTGTGCTCGCAGTTCCAGATAGATCCTATGGAACTAGGTCTTGATCTGCTCGTTACTGGCGGTCGTGCAGTAAATCAGCAAGGTCATGAAACTAAGATTGAATTCTCTAGAGAAAAAGGTCTATATCCGCTGCTTATGTTTCTAGAAGATTTTATAAACTCTAGCATACTGCCAGCTATAGACCCAGACTATCCTAAAAAATATAAATTTCAATTTGAAGGCTACACTGATGAAACTCCACAGACAGAAGTAGCATTGTTGCAAGCAGAAATGGCTGTTCATAAATCTATGAACGATCTTCTATCTGCAGCTAGAAAGAAGCACATAAAACATCCGATAGCTGATCTACCAATGAACGCTGCATTTTGGGGCGTAGTGGAAAAGAACATGACAAGAGGCGAAATACGAGAGCTATTTCTTGGAGATAAAGGCGCTTCAAAAAAACAAGAACTCCAGTATATTCCCGGCGATCCTTCATTTATGGGCTGGCAGCAGATGCTTATGCAGATTGAGCAAGGCAAAATGCAACAGAAAGCTCAAAAAGAGCAAGCAGCTGCTCAGCAGCAGCAGTTAGCAGCTCAACAGCAGCAGGAACAGCAGAAAGCAGAATTAGAACAGCAAAAACACTCTAGAGATAAAGAAAAACATGACGCTGACATGGCTGAAATAAAAGGTAAAGCGGCTTATAACGCTATACAGCATGGCCAAAGAGAAAAGTAAACTTCATCTTTAGTCATTTTATATTAAGTATAATATTTTTGTGATTGTACAGGATTACGAAATATTATATAGGCTTATGTTCGTCATTTCCAAGCTGGAAATCCCTAATAATATTGTCAGTCACGTAGAAGAAGATGATGGCCCATATTTTGCCCTAACTAAAGCTGAACGATATGTAAATAAATTTAAAAAAGGAATATACGGTGGCATGGATAATTCTAGAAGGTCTTGACAGATCTGGTAAATCTACACTTGCTGAAATATATAAAAATCAAGGTTTCCAGATAGTACACATGGAAGCGCCTAATAAAAGATACTTTAAACCAGGTTATGCCGGTGCTTCATATCTTGAAGAAATACTAGAGATGTACAGCAAGTATGCGGGCAAAGATGTTGTGTTTGATCGTTCGCCATATGGCGAACTAGTTTGGCCAGAGATATTTGGCAGACAAGCACTCTTAGACGATGAGGACTTCGAGTACCTTAGGCAAATTGAGTTTAATAATGAATCTATAAGAATTCTAATGCATGATGAAGACGAAGATGCACACTGGCAGCGATGCGTCGCAAACAATGAACCACTAACTAAATCACAGTTTTTTCACGCAACAAGGCTATACGAAAATATGTCAAAAACCTATGAATTCGAAAAAAGACAACTTACAGATTTTAAGAAAGTCCAACAAAATGATTCAAGAACTAAAGACACAGACAGCAAATCTCTCAATAAGAGCGAGAATCTCAGAGACTCTGGCTTGTCTGGGTCTCTACGATCAGGTAATTCAGGATCAGATGGCGGTGCAGAAGATCCCGAGCTTCGACGTGTGGTACACACTCAACTGGATAAAAAGCTCGAACGAGCAAATGCTATCCGAGATCTACTCGGAGGTCCGATCATCAAGAAGAAAGGCGATGCTTTTAACATCCTTGAAAAAGACATTAGATCTTTCCTAGAGCAGCAACTAGAGAGTATTTTTCATGAACCAAAGACT